TGATGTTGGCGATTTTCATTTCTGGGGATTCTGGAGTCGTACACGAACAATTGATGAAGTCGATTGCTGGGTAATTTGGTTGTATGCACGGAAAGGCGAACACTCATATGTGCTCGACTCCATTCCGTACTACTATGACAAGGACCCCCGCGAAAGACAGAAGTCGTTGGACGCTGATATCTGTGCGGCAATCAACAAGTTCATTTATCGCCATGAGGGAAACGAAGAAGGACATGAGTCCATCGATGATATTCGGAAACGTGCGGATCATCCAGCCATCACAATTAAGTCGTCTGCCACACTTGATCGAATCATTCTTGATTTGACGACAGTGCGAGACACAGCATTACGATGTGGTGGTGCAAGACAATTCCGTATCGAAAGCGAATTCCCTGGCGAACCCGCGCTCACATTAAATATCGATGTGACATCCACAGCAATGGCGCTCGATGGCAAAGTTCCCTCACTACTACATGGTGCAGTGTTCGATGGCGTTGCTGCATCGAAAGGCAAGAAGGGACAGAAAGGAGCTGCATTACAGCAAACGATCGACAATACATCATTAGAATTGCTTGTGAAACAATATGATAAGGGAAATCGGGTAGAACAGCGCCGTATCCGTCAACTGCTACGTAGCAGAGGAATCAGGGGCGGCATCAAGTCAGCACGCTCAAGGATTAAAAAGGAGCAAGTCAATGCCAGCGACAACGAAGAAGTCAACGACAAAGAAGACGGCAACAACGAACGTAATCGCCGAAGTCGTAATGCAAAGGGAACGGGACACAAAGCGAAAGGCAGTGTTCCGAGTCGACGAAGAGGAAGACGCAGTCGTCACTAATGTTTATCTTGACAAGAAGGCGGTTGAAGGGATCGACGCCATCACCGTCACTATTACGACAAAGTCATAAAGCATGAAACGTCAAATCACCATTGCTTACATGGATCGTGAGCTAGCGCGCCGTGTTAACACTGCACGAGAAAGGGTAATCGCTCGAACAATTGCCAGGTGTGCGGGGCGTGGAATGTCGCATGGACGAGTAATTCGCCGAATAATCAACAATCGGTTGACGACATTCAAGCAGCGCGTAGGATTCAACCCCGCCGCTTGACTGTTTTCCCGTTCCCCCTTGTCACGCCTCCCGGCATTACGCCGGGGGGCTTTTTTTATGGCAGCATTGGATCGTCGTGTAGCGTTTCCATCCATCGTTTCGACGTATGGGATATTCCCCCCGTGGAGGGACCGTGTTGGCGACACAAGACGCCCGTGTTGTGTGTTGTATGTCGTTTCGTTCCGATGTTCGACATATAGCATGCCGTACGGGCGCGCTGGATTGCACGTATCGTCCTTCTGCATGTGTCGTGGGACATGAATCGTTCCCCTTCCTCGATTGCACAGGAGACGATTATCACGCTCAATCGAACCCCCCGAACATACCCCGAACATACGCCCGATCGTATATCCCCCGAACATACCCCGAATATTGTCCCCCCTACGGGGGACGTTAATGCACAGTCAAGCGTCGGCGACAACGCATCTGCTAGGGGGGCGTATATCACGCCTGCACGCATCGACGCCGGGGGGCGGGGGGATATGTCGTTCCCCCAGACGAGCGCGTTACAGGCGATTTACGGCCCTGTACGAACATACCCCAAACATAGGCCATTGTATCAATGAATCGACATAAGTCGATATGTTTCCCCTGTCAATCAGTGGTTGCCCCCCAATTAACCCTCCTCCGACTCACGTTGCTTAGTCATTACGAATTGGGCATAAGAATGAATGTCTTGCTGTATTGCTCGGAGGATTTCGATGCGGTCGCTTTCGCAATCGACGATCTCTGGAAATACACGCTCAAGAAATGCTATACGAGCTTGCAGAACAGCATGACCACTGTTTTCGTGTTTCCTCAATTCCTCATGGACAAAGATGATAAGTTCAGATATGATCGTCTTTGTCTGTACCTCAGCATCAGTTGCCGTCCAACGTCGTCCTTGTCCGCGAAAATCGTTATCAAGGATTTGATTGTATGTGATAAATGTTGCCCATGGAACAAATGTCACCAATAGGACTTTCAGTAAAATACCCCAAAGCCCATTCATTTCACCGATTGGTTTTTTCGACTTCATGGTCATAGATGTTTGCCTTTTTTCTGTCATGGAATACACTCTTTATAATTTACGCCGCTATGCAGACGATCGGATTTCCACCTGCCGTGTAATCAATTTCCAAAGTTGGTGCGTACCCTATGTCTTGATTCATTGAATACTGCCGACTATTGTAAGTAGTTCCCGATGTTCGTCCTTCGATACATAGTACAAGATGATCTCCTGCCCAACTAGCCCGATTAACAATCTCTTGGATGATTGTTGAAATGTCGGGACTTTCGATCCACTGCCCAAATCCTTCACCTGATCCATCTCCCCAATTCACAGTAGCAGTTGTACTTACACGATCGAGAGGATTATCGTTACTCGCCCAGTCATTTGCATCGTCTGCATCTTCTCCCCATATTGTGGTGTATAAGTTATCCCAGTAATTATTGTTTTCGATGTAGACATTTACAACTGCACCATCAATCGTTGCTCCTTGGGGAATATCGACGCTAGCCCACCTCATCCCAGTTATCCAACGATCGGCATCTGCTGAATCAGCAATATGATAATCAGTGGTGCGAGTTTCACTATACCCGGAATCGTTCATCTTCATACAACAATCTTGGCCAGTATCAGAAATACCTTCGTCATAGTCTGTATATGCCGCCATTAGGGTGCTAGCTCCGTATGTTCGTACTTCTTACCCCTCAATGCTTTGATCTTAGGCTGCATGAAGATATGACCATCATCTGTAATTTTCTTCTTACTCTTATCACGCCCATCCTTTTTATATCCACGCACCTTTGCACGTTTATACCAACGCACAAATGCTGCTTTCATAAACTCATCAATGTCCCAGTCGTATTCTTCATATTCCCAATCTAGACCGGGGGGGCCAATGCCATCCTTAGGATCGTGCGTTGCCCACCATTCATTAATTTGCTTTTCTTCGAGTTCAGCAGCTTTTTCGCGAGTGAGTTTTGTCCCATCCTTAAGTACAAGCAAATCATCCTGCATCTTGATCCGCTTACGTTTGCTTGTTGGCGGGGGAGGAAAGAAGTGATCGTTAAGAAATTCAGGATCATCGCCTTGGTCATACGATTTCTTGCTCGCCCAGTATAAGATACGACAAGCAAGTCCCTTATTTCCTTTCACAATTCGGATGGATTCAATTTCGTAGTACATTATCCGTCCACCGTAAACTCAATCATCAGTTCTGCCCAATCGACTGATCCCGATACAGAATCGATTTCGACCCAGACAAAAGAATTAGTTGGCACTGTCGCATCATCGAATGACGTATCTACTGTGCCTGTCGTTGTACTTGTCACAGTAAGTCCCGCTGAATTAACAGCGTTACCAGCATTACTGCGATCCGTATGATGCCTTACATCAAAGTTAACATTTGTACCCCCGCTGATAACACCAACAAGTTTTGTGATTGTGATTGCTGATTCGACAAGCAATGCAAGTGCTTCATCGCCGGCAGCAGGGTCATCGAAGTGCAGGGTAAGTCGTCGTGTCTTACGATTCGTTACATACCAGTTCGATCCATCGTATGTGACTTTAACGTCTTCGTCATCTACCCACAGTTCAAACCCCTCTGCAACTGTAACGAAGTACCACCCATCGTAATAAACCGCAATCTTACCATCTTGACTTGACCAAGCCCCTGTTGCTAGTGCACCAACAATATAACGGTCACCATTACTCTCACCACCAGGGGGAGCAGTAAGGTCACGATCCTTCACTCCACCAAACGCTACCGCTTCAAGAATGTTAATTGCATCGTTGACGCTTACTTCAGCACTCGCTTGCCCTTCGACAAGGTAAGTGATGCCGAGGATTGGAGAAGTACTCATAACGTGGCCTCCTTTTTCCTACCACGTCCATATATACTAGACATTTGGTAGATCTCGAAGTCGATTGCGTTAATGACATTACCGGGGGTAAACCCGTCCGCTGATTGTTGAGCAGCCGTGTAACTCGCTGTCTCTGTGTTTGCCCCGCTTATCGTAATTGTACGAACGACATCTACGCCATCCATCACATCAATCTCATATCCCGTAATATCAGTTGGATGTTGAAGTGGCGCAGTTGTTTTTCTAAAGATCGGAACAAGTGATCGTGTTACTGCCTTCCACGTTATTGTAAGATTATTTGAGGCATCTCGAGATCCTTGCACACGAGTTACAGGGAAAGGACGTAAGTTTCGAGCGTCAAGTGTATCGCTGAACGACGAAACGTCTGACTCATCGACAAACGCTGGTACTGGTTTAAAGTACTTTGTTTCACCAATCTCACCAATACTGAAATCACGGAATGCCATATACGCTTCAGCAAGAAGTACAAATGTATCATCAATAGCGTGGTCATCCATTTCATCGAATGTATCACGTATTCCACGCAGCAAAGTTGAAAGCGTATATGTCCCATCTCCTTCAAGTGTGGCAGTAACAAATCCAATCAGTTCCCATGAACCATCCGCGTAGATGAACGCACGATTGGCCCCATTTAGTACTTCTGCTTCAGTACGAGTTGTCAATTCCCCTTCGTACATATCGACGTTGACTGTATTAATTCGATCCCAAATCCGCCCTTCTGATTCATTCATATCACCAAGTGCATCAGTCGTCTTGCCGATATATGCCTCATGCGGAAACGGTTCATAGTAACTGAATGTCGAATCATCATCCGAAATGTACGCAACCAATCCGTCCCATTCTTCACTCCCCTCTTCGAGACATGCAGCCATGTAAAATCCAGGAATAACGTTTTGACTTTCTTGAAGCGCAGGGCCATCGATTGTCGCAAGCACACCCGTCCCGCCGGTATAGGGATCGTCACCGTCATCGTCGTCTTCAGTGTCATCATCCACAAAGTCAATAGTCTCGACAGTTCTAAGAATAACCTCAACACGTATTCTAAAGTCAGGTGACATATCAACTTTGGTGACAAGCCCTGTAAATCCCTCACCATCTGAATCTTCAATGCTAAGTAAATCAGTTGGAGTAATGTCGATGTATGATGGAGGCAGATACAATGTCGCTGATCGTCGATCCTCCCATTCCTTCCATAACACTCGATCTGCGATTACGCGAACTTGTCCCGATCCAAGTTGAGCATCGAGCGTAATTTTTCGATGTGGTCCATCCGTCTTTAGTTGACGACTTGCATACGCAGATGTGGTATTGTTCGTAAACCCCGTTTTGCCAGCAGTTACTGACACTTGAGATGCTAGTTCATCATCAGGCTTATCATTGATTTCAAGCATAGGTGGGGGCTGCTCTCCATACAAATGAGCAGCCAAATGGTCAGAATCTACAGTGATGCTTGTCGAATCTGATGACTTGATGATGTGCAATTTACCGCTCTTTTCATATCCCATGAGATCATAGGCAAGAGCAAGTGTTTCAAGTGCTTTGATTGGTGGTTGAGGTCCTGATAAAACAATACCCCATGCCTTAATACTATCAAGTGTACTGCTAATGTCATACTCACCAGCCTCAACACCACCCCGACTAAGGATTGCTGCAATTGCATCAGTTAACATAGCATCTTCATCGACATCAAGACCAAGTGAAAATCTTGGCATCTGATTGCCTGTTTTACTGATACAAAGCTTTTTTAGCACAATGTATGACGTTTTCCTAAAAGCGGGAATTGTGCCATCAACTGCTGCATCAATCCAAGAATCAGCTGATTGTCCAGTCGTTCCCCTATATCGATGAACCGACTGTACCCAACCACTTTTTACTGTATCTCCCCCGCCTCTATCCCGCCAGATCGTCCTATTGTTTGCAAAGACACGAGCAACACGATCGACAGTCCCCTCAGCAATTGCAACAGCAACATCCACATACCATGTATGAGTGTACGATGTCGAAGTTGATGTAGTACTACCCCCTCCGCCCCCTTTACCTCCGCCCCCCTGCTCAGTCTGATGAACAATAACCGTTGTAATTTTGTACGGTTTGCTCATCCAAATAATTGTTCCCGGAACAACCATGCGACGTCCCGTTCCCCACGACATTGGAGAGCCCTCGGATGAGTACGTCATATTGAAGTCAGACAGTTTTTCCTGGCCGAAATGCTGCTCATTCGTAATTGAACGATCTTCATCGAAAATAGCAGGAAACAAAAACGCTTGATCGATGTAACTACCAATTCCCGCGCCAATCATTCCGCCAATTGGACCGGCAATAGCAGTACCAACAGCACCAAATGCTAAAGTTGCCATCAGTCAATCACCTCAGGATACTTGAAACATGCGAGCAAACGCTCTTCCCAGAACGATACAAGCTCAACTTCCGTCACACGACTATTGACTCGGTTAGGATCATAGTATGTATGCACAAATCCTCTATCCGTGACAATACCACAATGGCAATCATCACTCGTATGCCGAATCCAAAAAACAACGAGATCACCGGGAAGTCGTTCATTGAGTGGTTTTTCCTGAAGTGTCTCACGTAATCGACGAAGCAATAATCCCGGTTTTGGGTGACGATCGTAATGTTCTTCATCCCATGACAATCCCAATTCCTGCGCCACACATATTGCAAGACCAATACAATCAATACCTACGCCCTTCTGTCGACCGAGGTGGTGAAACGGCGTGTCGAGATATTCCCGAGCTTTATCCACGATAGCCTGACGAGTAATCATCTTGGTTGATATGCGTTAAATGGTCCGGGGATCCATGGGAATCCACCGAAGTTGACTGCATTGTTGAATTTCGTCCCGCACGTACTAAACTGTTTATTACAGCCAGCGTATGCATCGAATGTATCACCCACAGCAATATCGAATTCAGTGGACAGATGAAGTACCAATCGACCATTTGATAAGTACGATTTAGATACCTCATGCGAAAGTCCCGCATTTTCGCCCGTCAACCATTCGATATAGCCATAACTGAAATAGTTATCCTCCTCCGTTAGATCTGTCTCAAAATCCTTTCGCTGTGTTGTAATTGCAGTAACTGCTGCCCCCGCTGTTTTATACGAACTTAGTGTTACGCCACAGTTACTATCACCAAGACGATGTCGGCAAGTTGATGAATAGACGCTCCCCCGCCGACGTTTCAATCGATTCGTTAACCCCGAAAATTCCGCGTACCACACCGATTCATTGTATCGAATATTGGTAATCCAGAAAACATCCTTACGAATGAATCCTGCCCATGGATACAACCAATCAACAATGCGCCTGGTCACTTTGGCATGATGGAATTTCCCGGCACGTAAATCTTCTTGAGTAATTGCGTCTGATGTCACTAAACCCATCGACTCAAACCCCGCGGTTGCAAAGTTCACGGGATACTCAATGGCCGAAGCATTAAACCCCCCTGTTGGCACAAAAAGATAACCACCATAGTCAATCGTATGGCTGTGATCTGTAAACCTAAACTTCGTCTCGTCAACCCGTTCGATTTCCCATAACGTTGCATAGCGATGCACCGTACCTTTGACAAACAGTAGCAGTTCATTACGTAGCGGGATCATTGGCGAAGTTTCCCTTCATCAAGATGTGCTTCACTCCCCTTATATTCGGCTTTAATTCGACGTTCCCAGTCAAATCCCTTCATCCCCGCCATATACACCCTTCGCTGTGCATCGTGGAGAAATACACGACCCCCCGGTTTTAACAACTCTGCTGCACGAATAAGACACGCATTTCGAAGCACACCATCAACAAGGATAACATCAAATTTTTGCCCGTCATCGACAGCGCGAATGTACGGTAGGTCCTGTCCAAGATAAATGCCGTCGATCCCCTTAACCGATTCGTGAACTGTGCCTGGTCCTGCATAACCAACGGTCTCGACTTCATGCAACACTGTTCCAGGGAATTTCAATGCCCACTCAGGATCATGTTCGATAGACACAAGTTCTTGCTCGGGCAATAGTCGTTCACGGAACCACTTCGTCGTATCGCCAACGCCCCACTCAAGCATCCGACCATTTGGTGGCAATGCGTTAAGTACTGCCCGTCGTTGTTTCGGCTCGAGACTCCATGGATTATACGTAACTACCTTTGAAATTTGACGTCTCTGATTTGCATGGTTGCGAACAATAGCATCCACAGCACGACGTTGCTCTTCAACCGTCGGATGTCGATATCCACAGAGTGCATTGAGCCGACCCTCATGCACAAGCACGCGACTCCTGAATTCCTCCTTGTATTTGATGACTTGGGGGAGACGAGATTCAAATTCATCCCACGCACGACGCTTAAGTAACTCTTGCATGAACGGTTCGTAGAGCTCTTCAAATACACCATCCTCGAAAAGCGTTGCTGCAACCACAATCATGTTATAGTCACGATGCCACGAGTTCATGCGTTGAGATGGAGGCAAATTCCGCCCGAAGTGATGGGCAACAGTGAGGAGATTAATACGTCTTACCTCGTAGCCCAATAACCACAGTCGCATTGACAAATCTTGTTCACCCATTCCCCATCCGATTAGATTCGGGTTGAACCCCCCAATACCCTCCCACACTCGACGCGGAAATATGTAGCATGCCCCTAATAGGCAAGGCACACGATCAATTTCATCGAGTTTGCCACGCTTACACCAATTCCGCATCAAGAAAAAATCGCCGGGTTCTTCTGTTCGACGGATGTATTCGGCCCCCGCGCCAATCATACCTTTACGAAGATCAAATCCTCGGCATGTCGGACAAAATGCCGACATGGGGAAAATCTTGCAAGCCTCTTCTACTAATTCGAGCCAGTAATAAGGGACTCGCATATGAGAATCAAGGATGACAATAATATCCCCAGTTGTATGCTCTACACCAAATTGCTTTGCGGGGCCAGCACCAAGTTGTATCGGTGGTTTGACAACTTGGACATAGGGGAATGATCCCATACGAGACTGGACACTTGTATGGCAATGATCGTCAACTACAATAATCTCGTATGGCCTGGGCTCCGATGCGCCACACAAAGCGACTGTTGCTTCAAGGTCTCTGCCTTCGTCTTTTGTGACAATAACTACTGAAGTTCGCATTACATCCCTTCCTCAATCATAGGCCACTCAAACAAGTTTCCACCGTACACTGTAAATTCACCCCCATCAGTCATTGCGGATATTGTTGTACTTGTTGTGTTTGTTGTCCACCATGTAGTTGCTGGTTGTGTATGTGACCAACTAGGTGTCGTACCTGGAGTTGTTGTTGCAGAGGGCGTTGTTGTTCCGCTGATATTAACTAAGTCATTTGCACAATCCATCTCCCACGTAATTATTTCCGATTGGACGCTATCAACCCACCCATCGGTTTTTACAAGAAAAACCGTACAAATGTTATCCGCAGCAAGCGTCCCAATTGTTAGTCCCGTTGATTTCTCTTTGACCGTAATATCATGGCCAACAACCCCATTATTGCACAAGTAAAATACAGGACCCCCGGCATGGAGGGGATGCTTAGGACCCCCAAACGTCGCTTGAGGCAAATAGATGGTATATCCATTGGCATCGGGCGTAAACACTTGTACGCGACCATTGCCGAGAATAACATCAGCATCACCCGTTAAAGCGACTTCATACGCTCCGCCAAAAAATTGTTCTCGACTAATCATTTTGCATGCCACGTATAAGTTGAAAGCCCATCATATGACAGTAACATCACAGCGGTTTGCTCTGCGGATAAAGTAAAAAGAAATGCACCACCATCATCTGCGTGTTCACGAATAGAAATATCAATGGAATCTGATCCGTTGATGAGGTACATGATCGGCGCACCCCCGCCTGGAGCAATCAGTGATTTTACGGGTAAATAGCAATTCAAACCCGCTTGTTGAGGATCAAGATAAACCACTCGTCCTTCAATTACTGATAACGTTATGCTGCTCCACGGATAAATACGTGTAGACCCCCCATAGAAAAACGATTCGGGATGCTCACCCTCCTCAAGTAATTCAACAACTTCTATTGAAAAGTTGCGAATATCGAACTCAGTAAAATGCATCCCAAGGAGTTCATCGACTGTATCTCCGAATCGAGCGGGAACTAAAAATTGACATCCCGCTTTTATCTCAACACCCTCCAATGGCGCAGTCGTAAAGGTCACCAACCCCGTAGCAGTATTCACCGACCATCCTTTGTGGATTGTGTACGCTTCGTCAACATCCCAGTCATTCTCCGTACCACCGCTGAGCGCCGAGTGAGTGATTTGTGTTTCTGAGTCAACGGATTCAACAACGCCTGTAGACCCATCATCATCATTTGAGATTACTTGTCCAACACGAATCCCCCATGTTTGGAACGTTGCTGCACTATCCACGAGCGTTGTTCCACCGCCCCCACTTGTAACTGTTCCTTCTCGATCAATCGATGCAACACCATCGAGTGAAACAACAGTTGTACCTGCCACAATTTTCGTAAGTGTTCGCTCTCGTGTCGTCAACCCGTCGTAATAATTTTTCTTGAGTTGGAATGTAACATCGCTTCCATCTCCCGTACCGATAAGCACATCCTGGTCATCAGGTGAAGAGCGGTGATCGCTTGATGTCGTGTAATCAGCGGGATCACTAAATCGAAAACCATGAGCAGCACCCTGCCGTCCCTGAATAAAATCGAGCAATGTACCGGCATCATCTCGATCGAGATTTTCCAAATTCAACGTCCACCTACGACGAGGCGATGCCCAACGAGATACACGTTGTTCTGCACCACTATCTACGGTAATGATTTCCGTTTTCCAGCCGGGACCCCCTTGTGTACCGTAACCGGGAATCTCAGGAAAATCGACTTCGTGAAAACTCATATCAACTTCCTCGACGTGCTGCCATTAGTTGTTTATCGATATCGCCAAAAATTTTCCGTTGTCCACGACGCCATTCGTTGGGATTTGTTGCTCCGTGAACGTGAATATGAATTTCTGACTTCTCTCCGCCCACAATACCAAGATTTCCCTTTGTGTCACGTTTTAACGGCATAATTGCCTCGGGTCCCGCTTCTCCCAATAATCCAACGCCCCCATTAGCCATGGGGAAAACAGTGGGGGATGATACAACTCCACCTCGAGCAAAGGGAACAAGACGACCGTTTGAGAATATATTACCTTGAGCACTTGCTGCCCCTGCACCTGCACCCGCGGCCATCCCAGCAGTCAGTATCGAAGAAAGGAACGAAGATGCCATATCAGTAATAGGCTTTGTTACCATCTGTTGGAATACCATACGAGAAATGCTCATAAGCATATGTTTCATTGCATCCTCAAAGCTTTTCGCCTCCCATATCATTCCCTCAAGTACATCTGCAAATTCACGTCCCATTTGGTTGGCAACAATATCCAATTCACGAAGATCTTCTTCTCGTTGTTTCATATTAACGAGTAACTCAAGTTTTCTCTGTAATAACTCAAGTTCCTTTTCCGTCAATTGGATCCCCGCCTCTTGCAATGTCTGCTGGATTCGATATGCAGTAATAGCACCTTCACGAGCCGAATTTTCCGCAAGGATGTATTCGATCTCAATCCCAGTTAGTGCAATCTGCTCATCGAGCGTCTTGTTAATATTCTCAAGCGAGCGCGCCCGCTCTTCCTCTTTTTCTTTTGCCGCCTCTTTCTCTTTCTTTAATGCCTCATGTGCTATTGTAAGTCGATTGATCGACTCGACTTCTTCAATTACTTGATCAACGTAATGATCGAGCGATCCCGTTGCATCTTGAGCTGCCATTGCTTCTGCACGGCGAAGCGCAGTGACTGCACGGCGATCTTCAGTGGATGCACCAATAAGTGATTTCTCAGTTCGGAGATCACTGATCCACTCCTCAAATGCAGCTCGGCTCCGCCCCAATTCGCGTTCAACTTCAAGACGTTTTTCCTCTCCCTCAGTCAAACGCCTATTAGCATCAATCAATTGAAGTATACGAGTATACAATTCGCCGGCATTCTCAACCTCCGCCGCCATCACAAGACCAAGTGCCTTGTGAGCTTGGATAAACATCTCGCGATCTTGTTCCCCCATTTGCAACGCTTGATTCTCAAGTTGCAATTCCTCGATCATTCTCGATAGTTCATCACGGGCAAGAGCAACCGCCTTTGCATACTTACTATTATCACCCGCAACTTCAGTCGTTACTTTACTTGTCTTTTCTGCTTCCCTCCTCAAGGCCTTTGACTGTTCCTTCAACTCGATAATCCGGTTCTCGACCATCTTCAATGCGTCATCGAGTTCTATCTGCGATACAATAAACGACGTGTTTCTATTTATACTAGTCTGTTGTGAATTTCTAAATGCTAGCCATGCTTTATTAGCATCACCAAGTTGATCCTCAAGTTCAGCGAGCATTTTACGCTGTTCGGCAAGAGAGGTTGTCAACCCTACATCATACAGTTGCTCAGCGGGAACAAACATACGATTTGCTTGACGCCAAGCAATAGACAAATCCTCAAGTTGACGAACTTGCTCATCGATAACGTTTGCTTGCTCTCGTAAATCTTCAATTGCAATTGCTCGATTTAATCGAGTTTGAAGATTTTTCGTTCGTCCGAGCACTTCATTTAGTTTATTGAGTTCTTCTGCATACTCGTTAGTTGCAGACGCCGACGATCTAATGATCGACTTATACGACCATGCCATACCAACAACAGCGGCCAATCCTGTTACCACCGCACCCAGTGGATTTGTAACGACAAAGTACTGGATTGCAAACAGTGTGAATCGCAGGGATTCGAGTGCAGTAACAATTCCGTAAATCCACACTGCGATCTTCAACGCCAACAACGTAATGAGCGCTTTTGTAAGTACTTCGAGCGTAGTGGCAAGGACACGAGCAGTTGTACTAAACTTAGTGACTTTATCATCCATGCCAACGATCACTCGGACCGTGTTGGTCATAATGTCGATAAGTGCTCGAAGCCCCCCTCCGAATCCCCCTTCCCCGATCGCCAAATACGCTTCCTCAATTGATGAACGGAGCGATTTAAACGAACCCGTCAACGTATCTTCTTGGATCTTCGCCATCCGTTCTGCTTCCCCCGTATTTGCTATAAATTCTCCCCTAAGTTCCTCAAGTTTTTTGGTCTGCTTAGACAGGATGAGAGCAGCGGCAGCATTACGTCGACCAAATATCTCAACAGCATTACTCGCCCTTAAACCGCTTTCAGCGAATCGCTGATAAATAGTCAACAAGTCATGCTCTTCGGGATTAACATCCTCAAATCGCAATCCCAATTTTTTCAGCGCTGCTTCAAGTTTATCACTCCTTTCCATAAGCGCCGACATTGTACCTCGTAGATTTGTGCCGGCGAGTGACGCCTGAATACCAAAATCACCAAGTACACCAATGGCAGCGGCTGTATCCTCAATAGTGTAGCCAAGTGCACCAGCGATCGGCCCCGCCATTTTCATTGCCTCGGCGAGTTGTTCAACGTTCGTATTCGTTCGGTTCGACGTAATGACAAGCGCATCAACAACACGCTCTGTTTCCACCGCTGCCATCCCGAATTGTGACAATGTGTTGGAGGCAATATCCGCTGCACGTCCTAATTCGAGAACACCAGCAAGCGCAAGATGTAGCGTTGACGGGAGGGCAGCAACTTGCTCGTCAACTTCAAATCCTGCACGAGCAAGGAACAACAGTCCTTCTGCTGCTTCTTGTGCTGAGAAACGGGTTGTAGCACCGAGTGTACGTGCAGTATCTTGCAACGCAGCAAGTCTTACGTCTGTACTATCAACAATGCCCGAAACACCCTGAAGTATAGCGATCGTTTCTTCATATCCACGAATGACCTTCGTCATGTCACGGACAATAACGGCAGCGCTCACGCCGGCGAATAATCCCCCGAGCATTCGCCTTGTTCCACTTGCAGTACGACCTAGTTGATCGATGCTTTTATCCGCTCGTGTCACACTGCGATGAATTTGGTCACCGCCCCGTTTGACACTATCTGCGGCGCCTTTGAACTGCCTTGCGCCCGCTTTTGCTTTGAGAGCATCGATGACTACTTGTAGAACCGGCATGTTTCAATCTCGGCTTGATCTTTTCGTACAGATGTGCCAACCACGTGGCATCAAGCGCATGAATCATTCGATAGAACTCGAGTCGCAGGTTGAATTGGTCAACCCCATGTAAATCTAACCAAGCAACTACTTCGCTCGTTTGAATCGGTGAAGGGATTTGTGTTGACTGCCTCCTCTCATGTAAATCCCAGAAAGCATCCCAAAATGGAATCAAGAAATCGGGGAGCGACGGTGCCTCGCTTAGTGCTTTGATTTCATGCCCGCGTTTTTGCCTTTTTTTAAGGGCTTTCAGCACTTTCGGATCAGCGGCGTATTTCAAATACCAATCGAGGCACTCTATCAGTTTCCCTCATCCACGCCCTCAGCTTCATCAAGGAAATTCTTTGCATCAGCAGCGAGCGTTTGAACAAGCGTATAAAAGTCACGGTATTGTGGATCAGAGATGATCTCATACGCTTTTTCTGGACTAAACGGGATTTCCTCACCGTTGTCGTCCGTGATCCCCCTCCAATCAAGAAGGATGTGTTTTGCCATCGCTTTCATTTGGATCGCCTCAACTGCACTTGGCGAAATCTCTTCGACAAGCGGACTGGCGATTTGTTTACCCCGGCGCATGGATACGATCTCTTGCGTGTATTTCGCGTTACCCATACGGGCAATCTTCAGCGCAAACCCCTCTTCGGGGTATTCAATCCATACGCCTTCCTCAGATTTCACTGGGTTAGATCGAAACTTCGACAATGGTAAGGGCATCTATTATCTCCGTGTCAGTGAAAAAGGGGAAAGAAGGGGATGCGCCGAGCACACATTCGACGCATCCCAGGTCCCCAAGTTGTTACGCAGCGAATTTGGCAATGCGGATCGTCACATTTTCAGTGGGATCCTCATATGCTGTAAACCCCAAATCCGCAATAATGTCAGTGTTTTGCCCCCCAGCCACACGACGACCAGATGTGTATTTGATTTCCGGAAACTCGAAAATGACAGCGTTACCGTCTGTATCTTCAGTAACGACTGCCAATCGACTGGAGGTAAAATCGATGAATTTGTTGAGGACAGTTGCACTCTCAAAGTACATTTGCACAGTACCAGTTAGCGTAATGCTACCGGCGTTGATTCCAATTGGACCCGCTGTCCCGATTACATTCTTTGGACGAAGATTGTTGCCTAACGAGAACGATAGTTCAATAAGCTGTACTGAACTCATATTCTCGTAAATTGCCACGACATCATCCACCGCCGCCATTGCATCCTCGGTGGTTGCAGCCGTGTAACCACTACCCTCAGACGACTCTTCGGATGATTCATTCTTGCCTATGAAATTGAATGTTCCATTAATGTACGCATCTGCACTGATGCTTACGTCCATCGTGTCGATCATCATGCCGTGAAGCATCGAGATTACTGTACCGGCAAGATCAGAGTACAGTTTCTCAATAGCAAATGACGTCTTGGTAGTTCCATTGACGATTTGTGCCGCCTGAGTAATGGTGACACCTTCTACACTTGCTTCGTCGGCAAGCGTTCCACCCTCAACCACAATCTCTGTACTACTTGCACTTGCAACTTTGAAATACCCATTGTTCCCAGCAGTCGTGAATCCACGAACTTCGATCCACTGACCGGCAGATGGTGTCGCTGTCCATGCTACCGTATGAGTGAACTTATTCCCTGATTCAGCAGCACTAGCTGTCCCCGCTGATAACACAGTCGTTTCAGACGACCATTCAGCAGCAAGTAATGCAGCGGCAAGCCAGTCATCGAATGTACCATAAGATAATTCGACATTGACGGAACCGGATGCCGCTACCCCAGTTCGAGCGACACGACTCTTTTGGCGATCTCCTGTAATTTCTGCGCTTTCTGCTGTATCGATATCACCCCCGAGATCTTCACCAGTTACACGGATGATTTGCAGATTGGATTCAGGAGTTACGCCAAACGTTGACTCTTCCACATATGATATTTGAATCTGGTCCGCTTCAGCCATACGATGTTACTCCTTATTTGATTGCCAAGGACAAGTGACATTCACTTGCCACCACTTATCAACTCGACCAATAACTTCAATTCGGGGTGTCCTATACCGGACGCCATCTTCTGTCGCTGCACGAAATGCTTTCGCTATAACGTCAGCAACTTTGAGGACAGTAGCATCGCCCTCATGTATCGGACAGAAGCACTGGCAAATCATAACACCAGTATGTCTGAATCGGTTTGTTGAGGGAGCACCAATCGTTATTTGCTCCGTATTAGCAGGACGAATTGATACACGACACCACGCCGACACATCCCCAGCTAGTAACGCAGTTTCAGCAGTTGGCGGCTGTGTCGGATCGTTATCGTAGATGACAGTCAGGTTCGATGGATAATTACCATCAATAACTTCATCTTGAAATCGACTCGAAATTGCCTTTGAAATGTCGGCTAGCCAAGTATCGGCCATTGTATCTCGCCCTACACAATACGAGCAAAGATTTGATTCATTTCCTCAATTGTTGTTGCCACCATCCCTTGTGGCGCTTGACTACTTGATCCTTGTTCTAGATAAGCAATGTATGGAACATTATTCGAGATGAACACAATTGAAAAAGGTTCCATGTTCTCAAGCGCTACTCGTCCTTGTGACACAACGTCTGAAATTCCACTACCTGCTACGTTGTTAACCTCACTTTCGGATGCCGTGTTGATTGTAATTTGCCAGTTACCTCGTGCTCGCCCTGTATCTACAGGAGTTTTTCGGACAATTCGCGTAAGTGTATCAAGTGCCACTTTCTTAGTAAACAACTTGACTTGATACGGGAGCATCGTCTCCGCGAACTTAGTAACTGCACGATTAAACTGTCTCACATTTGTCGGCATTACGCAGCTCGAAGTTGAATCCGCCAAGCAGCAACTGATTCGCCCGAATGAATAGGGCTTGCTTCAACGATACGATAAATTGGATCAACACTATCAGTCGGCTTGACTTTCATCCCGACAGTGGGGGTGAATGTTAGATCCTTTGCGGCAATGTAAATTTTCACGTCACCACGTTGTATCGTATCTCCGTCAATCAAATGCTGCTTATAC